AGAGCCTCGCTTGCTTCGGCTTCGGCAGGTCCGCGCGTTCCGCGAGCTTTTTCTCGGCCGCGCGGAACTGCTTCACGTTCGCGCAGACGGCGTGATGCGGGACGAGACGGAGATCGTCGAGCTGCGATATGGGCATCCATTTCCCCGCCGGCGTGATGAACCAGGCCATTTTCTTTCCGCACGAGCATTCCTTCGCGGTCCCGGTGTAGCCGTAGCCAGCTGCTTCGACCTCGTCGATCGTCGCTGGCCATTTGATTTTCGCGGGCACGCTTCACGCTCGCAGCGCCTTCAGTTTTTCGTGCACTTCCGAAACAAAATCGACCAGGAGCATCGCCGATCGATGAGCCTGCAGCAGTAGCCGGCATACTTCGCAGCCGCCTTTGATGCCGCCTTCGCCCTCCATCGCCGGATCGTAGCGAGGATGTTTCGGGCAGCTCAGCTTGCATTTCACGTTTACGCGAAGAGTCACGCCGTTTTTCTCCGCGTGTAGATGTATTCGCTGCGGACCAGCTTCGCCGGCTTCAGCTCGAGCTGCAGCTCGTAATTGCAGCCCGGGCAGGTGCCAACTCCCTCGGAATCGCCTCGGCGGTCCATCACCGTCGCATATTCTTTGCTGCACACCTGGCAGATCATCCGCCGCGGCATCGGTCAACGCCTCACGATGAGGTTCAAAGCTTCAGCGAGCAGGAGGCAAAAGCCGATCAGTGCGACCCACGAAAGAAAAGTCTTCATCCGGCTGCGCATGTCCGCGCGGCGCTCGCGGAGTTGCCATTCGGCATAGCGCGCGGCGAGCTCCTGCTCGCGCTGGTTTTCCCACTCCACCTCGCGCAGCATCACTTCCTCGACTCGCCGGGACGCGATCATGAGGCCCTCCGCTGGTCGAGTCTGACGACAGGAAGTCCCTGCCACTCGGCAGCGTGGGCGGGACAAAGATCGGAGTTCGGGCCCAGCGAAGTCGCGCAGGAATTGCAGATCGGCGCGTCGCAGGGTTTGCGCCGGCCGGTGCGGCCGCGCGTGGGGAAATCGCAGAGCTTCGTGGAGGGCTGGCGGCAAAATGCGCAGAGAGAAGTGGCGCTCGCCGGAGTGTGGCCGCAGATGATCGCCACAGTTCCATCAGTCAGTTTGATTCGCGCGCAGCGCATGATTTCTACTCCTCGAGCTGCTCGATCGCAGCGATGGCCTGATTCAGCTTGTCGCGCTTTTCGCGCAATTCAGCGAGGACGCCGTCAAAGCCAGCTCCGTTGCGAGCCTTCGAGCGAACACTTCGTTCGTTCGTTCGTTCGTTCGTTCGTTCGTTCGTTCGTTCGTTCGTTCGTTCGTTCTGCCGGCGCCGTTCTTGCCGTGCGTGTGCGCGTAGATCGTCGGATTCGAGACACCGTACTTCTTCTCGATGTCGGTCACCTTCATGCCGCCGTCGCGATCGCGCTGGACCTGGCCCCAGTCGACATCGTGCTTCTTAGGCATCGTCTTCTCCTGTGCCGCAGCGATTTTTCCGCCGCGAATCTCGAAATGCTTCGAGCAGAACTTCTCGTTGCCGATCGTCGCCACTCCCGCGACTGCGCGTCGCTGCGCGCGACAATCAACGCAAAACTCAGAGCTCACGTGCAGTGCCGGGCGGAACGGCCGCAACTTCTGGCGCTCGACACGGTCGAGCCTCTCGAGCTCCGCGTTCGCAAATGACGCGAGGCTCATATGCTCTCCACGAAGCCTTTCTCGTTGAGTTGCTTCGCGATACTTTCGGCGCCATCGCGCTGGGAAGTGCGGGCAACAATCTTCCCGTGGCGATCGGTGTCGATCACGTGCCACAGATAGGCCGAGCGCCGGCCGTTGGCCGACCAAACTTGATAGCGGTCAGTACTGAAGGCGTTTGCCATCCGGACCCTTCCTATTCGCGCGGCCCGGCGTGATTCCCTGCGCCCGGCCTTTTTCGAGGATGAAGAGACATCGTGTTGCGTCGATCTGCATGTCCGTTTCGATCAGCCCGTACTGCCTCGCCGAATCCACTTCGAGACAAAACCGCGCTGCGTCCACTGCGGCCTGCCATTCCTCGCCGGTTTCAGGATCACGCGGCATGAGTGCGCACAGAGCGGCCGTTTTCTTTCGGCAACCACATCGCCGGCGTATCTTCCTTCGCGAACCGCTCCAGCTCCTCGCGATGCACCAGGATCAGCCGTCCCTTGCGCACCACTCGCAGCATGCCGCTGTGAATCAACTCCTGAATCGAAGCGAGGCTCAGCGAAAGCAGGTATCCGGCTTCCTGGCGCGTATAGAGCAGCTTCGGAACCGCTGCACAGTTTCCCTTTCCGGGGAAAGTTCGGGAGCCGTTCCCGGCGAGCCTCACGTTCGCCGTGGGCGTGAACGGCTCCCGCTCCTGGGTGGGAGCTTGGTGCGGCTGGCGCTCTGCGAGAGCGCCGCCGAGACAAAGTTTCCGGGCGCGAATCACGCCGCTCGGGACGGCTTGTCCCGCGATCGTTTGCGGGATCTGGTCCGCAGAATCCGAGGAACTGCGGGCCGTCTTGCGACGCGATTCGCGCACGTCTCTGAGGGGAGATCGCAAAGTCGTTCAAGGCTCCGGCCTTACTTCCTGCCAAATTTGCGAGAGAGCAACCTCGCAAATCCTCTTTCATCCACGTTGAGCCGCGTCTCGATGAGGTGCAAAAGTTCCTGCTGAATCGTTCTGCGATTCAGAGAGGCTCGGGTTCGAATCAGCCGGCCGAGTTCCGGGTCGACGCGAAGAATCCGTGGCAGCTCGAGCGGGTCGGTTCGCTTTCCGTTGAATTCCATGACGATTGGCTCTCCCGTTTCCTGCGGAGAATCGGTTAGGCGTTTGTGTATAGGGTGTTCGTGGTAGTTGCTGTCTGGGCATCACGACACCCCGAATTGAACGACGGTACTATTCAGGCACTTACGTGCAACGAGCAACAATCGCTCGGGCCTGCGGAGAAAATTTCGGATGACTGACGATGTGAAACTGATCGCCCTGGAGTACCTGCTGGAGGGCTCAACACGGTCGCTCCAAAATGCGATGCTCCATCGCCTGGCGAATGCAAGGAACCTGCAGAAGGACGTCGAGCAGATGCTGGAAAAGTGGGCCGAGAGCCAAGCCGAAGCCATGCTGTTGGCCTGGTTTCTGAAGCATGGAGAAGAGCTGGCCGGCCTGTTGGCGTCCTCGAAAGTAACGGAAATCAAACCCCTAAACGAAGCGCGAAAACCGGGTCCCGTGTCTGCGGTCGATTTCCGCGACCGGCTTAAAAACCTTCTCGAATCAGCGTGACGCGGGAATGCTGCCGGGGTGGTGACTACGCGGTTAAGTCCAACATTTTGAATATTATGTTGCGATGGCAGGGACAGCAACGGGCGTGGGTAGCGTACGGTCATGATTCTTAGGCCGCCGCCTTTGCTTCGTTATCGGCTTCCCGGTGAAGGACTTGGCGGATCAGCTCGGCGAGAGTCGTATGCCGCGACTCGGCTAGCTTCTGAAATTTGCGCTTTTCAGCCAAAGTAACCCTCACGACGGGAATGAATGAGTCTCCCCGCCCTCTCACTTTTGCCCTTGAACGACTGCCTGTTCCCAAGACGCGCACACGATATAGACTCTATATAGACCTGTCAAGCGCTATTTTGTGGCAGCAGTCTGAGGAAAACGGGCCGTTTCTGTGGATTTCCCAGGCCGTGCCGACGCCGTCAACTAAAGCCGTGGTATACACATTTGGTGCGGGTTTAGGGAACAGCATAGGTCCGAATGGTTACGTTCTCCCGGTCGCAAGTACTACAAGTGCTAACAATCGTTGGCTTCCGGAGTTTGGAGGCGAAGATGCAGGTAGGAGCGTTTAGATGATCCACCTCTTCATGCTTCTGGCGTGCGGGCTGCTGTTCGGGATCTCCTCCGGCTTCCACGCCGCGGCATACATCGCCCTGGCTTGTATCGCGGCCGTCCCGGCGATCCTGTGGCACGACAAGCGGCAATTTGACCGGCGCGATGCCGCGCTGACGCTGCCTTGGGCCGTCCTGGTGGCCGGGCTGATTCCCCGCGTGACAGTGCATTCCCTAGCCTACTCGATGAAGCTGGGCATTCCCTTTCGCGATGCCTCCTACGTCCAGCTGGACCGCGCCCTGGGAATCAACGTGCCGGCAGTCATAGCCTGGTTCGCCCATTTCCCGCGGATCGTCGCGACGCTCAATTTCAGCTACTGGCTTCTCGATCTATTCCTGCTCGCGGCCGTGCTGGTTCCCGCTCTCTCCGGACAGAAGAAACGAGCGCAGCAGCTCCTCGTCGCGAATCTGCTTCTTTTTATGTTCACGATTCCGATCTTCACCTTCGCGCCGGCGATCGGCCCATGGGCCGGATTTCATTTCGCCGGCAGCGCCGTGCAGCAGCGCGTAGGGCGAGAGATGCTCGCGCTGCAGACCGCTTCGATTTGTTTTCCGTCGTACCACGCGATTTGGGCAGTCTTCAGCGCCTGGGCGCTGTGGTTCATCAAACCGCTGCGCATTCCACTGGCCACGCTGGCCACGCTCATCGTGATTTCAACGGTTACGACGGGATGGCACTACGCGATCGATCCGATCGCAGGCGTCCCGTTGGCGCTGGCTTCGCTGGCGTGCGCGGACGTTTTTCTGAAATCGATTGCTGGGGATAGATTCAGGAAGGAAGTGCTAGTGGGAGGACAGCATGCGGACGCCCAGGCTGCCTGAGCTGCGGTTTGGCGATCATTCCCGATCGAGCCGCCGCCTAAGAAAAAGCGGGAGCGCCGCGCCCACAGCGCTCGCCTCGCTTTTTTAGACGCGGCTGCCCGTGCGCGCGGCGGCCGCCACCTCGGTCGGAATCAAGTCGAGGTAGAACGACTTGCCAGTAGTGAGGTTCTGCGCGATCGGCGAGTCAATCGGAACCGCGACTCGGATCTCGGTTGGCCCGTTGGGACCATCGAGCAGCTTGAAATGGCGTTCGTCGGTGACCTCGGTGACCACGTCCGGGGTGAGGACCAGGGTGATCGAATCGGCGTTCTTGTTCCACTTCTGAAGCGCGAACTTCGTCCGCAGGTAACCCTCCATAGAGCCTCCTCAGTCGAGATTTGGGGTTGATCCCCCGGGCTCGACTTGCCGTCGACGCCGGGAGCCCCATTGCGCGCGAATCTTACTACGAAAGTAGCGGAGCAGTTGTGCGCATATATGGCCATGTCTGTCCCGCACATTTCTAGGAATTGTGCGGCTAGCTCCGCTCGTCCTGGTCCTCTTCCGGATCGCCGAAGGCCAGGCTGGATTGCCCGGAAGGCTTCCTGCGCCTCTCAGCACTCGCCACGGCGTCGCAGGCGGCCTCGTCGCTCACTTTGAGGTATTCCCCCGTCGACGCGATCGATTTGTGGCCCAGGTAGGCGCGGACGTTCTCGATCCCTGCCGGTTTGATTGTCTGCATCGCGATCGAGTGCTTCAGCACATGCGGATGGCAGAGATCAGAAGGAATTCCCGCGGCGCGGCCGTAGCGCTGCATCAAGCGATAGAAAGCGAAGCGGGAGATCTCGAAGAGGCGCTGACCGTCGCCGTCGCCGGCGTGCAGTTTTTTGTGTCTCTCGAGAAAAGCCTCGACGGCCGCGCGCTCGTTGAGGAGCGGATCGGCGTTCTCGACGAGGCGCTGCTTGGTTTTCTCTGAGCCTTTCAGCCGCTGAATCACCAGGCGGCCGCCCTTGAAGTTTGCCGGCGTCAGGTTCACCGCTTCGCTGGCGCGCAGTCCGTGCCAGAAAGAGACCAGGAGGAGCACCCAATCGCGATCGCTCGAGGCTTTCGCCCGGGCCAGCACCTCGACGACTTGTTCGCGGGTGAGGTGATCCATGCTTGCAATGCTGCGTGATTCCCTTCCCGGCGCGCGGCGCCGAAAATTCGCGCGTGCCCGCGCCGCTATTGCCGTTCTTGCGTGGTACGAAAGTACTAGCTGGCGAGGGCTTGTTTGATTTTGTGGAGAACTCCAGCGCGATCGGAGGAGATCTCCGCGCGCGTGAAACGTAGCAGGCGGATTCCATGCCGGGAGAGAACAGCGTCGCGGCGCAGTGAGCCTGGTACGATGGGTGACTCGTCCACTTCAACGGCGAGCTTGGCGCTCGGGCAATAGAGATCGCAGATGTAGCCGCCGACGCTGCCGGTTCGCCGGTCGAAGAAGCGAAGCACCACGTGCTTCCTGCGAAACTTCGCGCCGAGGTTTTTTCCGCGTAGTTCCCGCCACAGCGCGAACTCCTCCGGCGACACACTCTCCCTCATCTCCCTGGCGCGCTGGTCCGCCGGGAGCCAGCGCGGAGATTCGCCGGCCGATTGCACTTGAGCCACGTTTCGCATGGTTTTCGCCTTTCGGTTTTGAAACCGCTCCGCCGTCGTCGTGATTGAGGGGGAGCATCTTCTAAACCGCACTTCAGTAGGGGTTGTAAGCGACCAGCTACGGACCGTCAAGATGAGGGGGAGAGTGGAAATCTTTCAGAGTGGCGAGAGGGGGCGGGCGGGGTTAGGGCCTAGTTTCGAAGTGGGAGAGAGTGGCAGGACTGTGGAAAAGCCTGTCAAAACAGAGGAAAACTTTGCACAGGCCCCGGCGTGAAAGAAACTGCGCGAGTTCCTCCGTCTCGATTCACCGCCGCTTTAATCTCCCGGACTCGACTGACCGTCGACACCGGGAGCCCTATCCGAGCGCCATCAGCGTTTTTGTCGCGGGATGCAGTCTCTGCCTTCCCCTTGCCGTGCGCCGGGGCCCGCGCCAGTGTACCTGTAAATTGAAAATTACAATTGTGTTGTATGACTGGAGGAAGCGTTTCACGGGAAACGATCTCCCAGCCTCGCCTCACCGGCGACGCTGGGAGCCCTGCTTTGCTCGAGCGCGGCCAGGAGCTTTGTGACGGAGTCGATGAAGCGTGGCCATCCGGACAGGCCGCCGTTCACGCGCCGGCGCACCATTTGCCAGTTGCGCACGTCGGCATAAGCGGGAATTCCCCGCTCCTGAAAAAAGAGCGCGAGGATCTCCGAAGCGATTTGTGGGTCGAGCGCCAGGTCCGGATTGCCGGCGAGATCCCGACCGAGCTCCTTGCCGAAATGCTCATAGTCCCAGCGGCCGGTAATCTGGACGAAGCCGCGGCCGCGGAAGCGCACGCCATCGCCGACCACGTTGTTGCCGAGATCGACGCGACCTTCGTAAAGATCGGTGAGATAGGTCGGACCGCCTCGTTCCTTCACCGGTGCGAAGGTTCCGGTCTCTACGCCGATCGTCGCGATCGCTGAAACGGCCGTCATCTCCGAATAGATTCCGCGGCGATCGAGCGCCGCTTCCAAGGCCGGCCAATTCGCGCGCACGTTCACGATCGGGCCGTAGGGTCCGAGAATCCCGGAGATCGCCTCCGGCGAGAGAGCGAAGTTCATTTTATTTTGTGAGGATCGCGATCGCCGCCGCGACGGCCGCAAGAAAACCGAGAACGGCGAGAGTTGCGAGGATCCAGTGGCGTGCGACGAATTCGCAGAGCTGCGCGCCGATCGAGGGCTCGGAGATTTCGATCTTGCGTGTCGGCGGAGCGGGAGTTCTTTCGCGCGTGAGATTCGAGTACTCGTCCCACGGAATTTTAGAGTTCATGCAGTTTGATGCACTTGCGTCACTGCTGTCTGAGGAGATCCGCTAGGCGCTGGCGGTCGTCGCGGCTGTCCGTGACCAGCATCAAAGCGATCATTATGTTCCAGCGATCGCGGCGCAGCATCGCGCCGATATTGTTGAGATCGGAGCGCTCAGCCTTCGATTTCACATCCCGCTGAAGTCGTAACAAAGCGCCCCAGCCAACCCCGGCGAAGAAGATAACCGTGGTGAGGAAAACCAAGAGCTCAGGAGAAATTTTCGGCATCAGCTTTCGGGCTTCGGCGCGAGCTCGCGGAGGATTTCGTCGCGGCGCCGGCTGCGCGCCTTTTCGGATCCCTGGGACAAGCCCTCGAGCTCGGCGATGAGCAGCTCGCGCCGCAGCGCTTCGCGAATGCCTTCGCGCAAGTCCGCGTAGTCGGGAAGGAGTGTCTCGTCGATCCGCAGGCCTCTGCGCCTACCCTCCTGGACAGAGCGCATCATCGTGACGCGCGCGGCCGCCGCTACGCGCCCTTCAGGGGTCTCCTCTTGCTCGATTCGCACGTTCATTTTTTTAGCCGCTTAGGCTTTTCGTCGCGCATCTTCTCGAGCAGCCGCGCAAGGAGCTCGCGGCGATCGCCGATGTTCGAAGGCGGCGGAGCGATCGGAAGGGCGACGATGGGCGGAGCCGAGTTCGTCCAGATCTCGCTCCACACGGTAATGGCCACGTGGCGCCACACTTCCTGCAGGCTCGGCGAGAGTTCGCTGAAGAGCGGCATGTCGATTCCTTGGTGCCCGGGAAGCGCGGCGCGCACCGCTTGTTCGTAAGCGGTGTATGCGACGCGCGCCAGGTCCTCGACCTCCCACGTCCGCGAAATTGTCACGGTTGCACTGCATCATATCCGAAGAGTGTCATGACACGTCATGACACGAAGCCGTAGTTCGTCGCGCCGCCGCCAGCCGGAGCCGCAATCGTGATCTGGAATGTGAAGGAGTTAAAAGCGCCAGTCGAGTCGGTGACCTTGATCGTGAACGTGAAGGTTCCCGCAGCGGAGGTCGTGCCAGAAATCACGCCAGTGCTGCCGTTCAAAGTCGTGCCGGTGGGAAGCGCGCCGGAGGTGACGGCAAACGTGTATGGCGCGACGCCAAGCACGCCAGAGATCGTTTCGGAGTAGGCGCTACCGGTGGTCCCGCCTTTTAGCACCGCCGCAACCGGGATCGGGGGGAATCCCGACGAACCGATGAAATATGCCGGCGATTTCGCGGATGTGTTCGCGAATGGCGCCGGCTTCATGTAGGCGGAAGAAGTCGGAACGTTCGGCATCTAGTCGTACCTCATGCAGATGAAACCAAACGGGGCTCCCGAGTTGAAAGGTCCGAAGCCTGCACCGACAAGCTTGGTGGGGATGTATGTCCGTATGCTTCCGTAAACCGTGACCGTGAAGCTGACACCCTCTGATGCATCGATCGGACCAATCGCGCCGACCTCGGTGGACGGATAGTCGTAGAATCCGACGTTCGGCGCGCAGTTATCAAAGGGAATGCCGCCATTGAAGCCCGTTGTGACCTGAACAGAACTCACGACGCAGTTGCTCATGCGAACCGACCAGCCATTGCTACCGTTGAGTGTCGGCGCGCCACCTGGCCCTGCACCCGCCCCTCCCAACATCAAGGACTGCTGACTGCATGCCCGATTCGATAGAGAAGTTCCTGCGGTCCAGAGCGTGACGTACGTGCTCGTGGCGGCTCCGCTCGAATTCAGCGACCGCTCGACCGCAAACAACTGACCGCAGTTATTTCCTCCGTTTCGCCACATCATGATTCCCATGCGGCCCGTGTCGCCGGAAAAATCGCACTCGAACTGCGTCGAGGTGCTCGGTGCCGTGAAACTCGTGATGGGACACGGAGTCGGCCCGATAAACGTGCCGGTGATCGTCCCTGAACCATTCGTCGAGAGTCCAATCGTGATCCGGACGGTCGGGCAGTTGGTGCCCGACAAATTTCCGTACTCGACCTTCATATAAAAGTTTGTGAGGCCGTCGCCGGGCTGAAAAATATCGAAAACGTAAGCGGCGCTCCCCGGAGGCGATGCGATGGTCCCCCAATTCACCTGCCCGCTATCGGAGCTGTTGGTCCACCCACAGGTGCGAAACCAGTCGCTGATGGGCTTCGCCCATGCCTTGAAATTTGCCAGCGTCGAGCTGTCACAAACGAGCTGCAGTTGCTGCGTCGACATCGATTACTCCAATTGAGCGGTGAACTGCCAGGTTGACGTCCCGCTCGTGACGTCGATGGTGAACACATCATCGGCCGCGATCGCGAGCGGAGACGAAGTCAGTGTGGTGAAAGTCGAGACCGTCCCGCCGGCGGTTCCGTGCGCGACGGTGGGATCTGCGCTGAACACATCCGTGCCGTTCTGCTTGATTTTGAAGGTGAGGTCCGTCGAAGGGTCCGACGCCTTCGTCACCACCTTGCATTTTGTGACCGATCCGGCGCGCGGCGCGATGAGGTCGGGACCGACGTTTGTGCCTGTCGCACCCGTGGCCATCACGAATCCGATAACGAGAGGAGCGTTCGCGGAGATCAGCGCGATGACGGCCGGAACGCCGACGATTGAGGCGGCTTCCCAGTTCGCGCCGTCAAAAAATAGAATCGATGCATCACCCTCCGCTAGCGCCAGGTTCGCGGAGCTCGCACCGCCATAACTGATCGTTCCACTCGAGGGCGTGAGCGTCCCGGTGCCGGCGCCGAGAACGGCAACGAAACACATGAATCCAGCAGGCACGTGCGCGGAATCGAGGGTGACGGCGATCGCGGCCGCGTTGGTGAGCGTGACGAGCTTACCGAGTGACGCGTCGCGGATCGTCTCGGTGACGGTGGTGCGCGCATCGACGAAACCGAGATTCGGAGCGTAGAAGCTCGTGTCGTCGACGGGAAAGTTCGAATCGTGCTGAGGCTTGACGTTCGCGTATCCCGCCGGCGCCGCAGGAAGCGTCGAGTTCAGCCGGATGATGGAAGGAACGGCCGTCATCGATTCACCAAAACCATCAATGGGTCCATCTCACGGATCGTTTTCATGGTCCCACCAGGAAAGTCTGAGGCGGAGGCCAGCCGCCTGGTCCCGCGACATTGCGCGGGTCCGTCGTGGGATCGGTCGCCTGAATGAAGCCCATGTAGGTGTAGCCCGGCTGTCCGACTTTCGCGTTTGAGGTCTCGCAGAATGGCGTAAGCGCGGTGCCGGTCCCCTCATCGCCGAGCTCGGCCGGATCGTAAATCGTCACGTAGTAAACCGTCGGAGTTCCGCCCGGGTCCGGGATCGTGAAATTGCGCGCGTTATAGTTCGCCTTGTTCGATGGGAACTGCACGCTGGTTTGCGCCATCGCGACGTTCGTGGGAGTGGTCTGCGAGAGCGAGACCGCCGGCGTATTGACGTAATTGTTGTTTGGGTTCTGCTGCGCGGCCGGGCAGCCTGTAGGTGTGTAGGTGTAGTCCGTCGCGTCAGCCTGCGCGACCGGATTGTCTCCAAAGGTATTGAACGCCAGAAACTTGAAGTGCAGAGTTTTCCCGATCCACAGCGGGTCCATCGGCAATTTGTAAATGCCGATGCCGGAAGGACTCAGGAAAGCGAAGCGCGAGTTCGTCGGGTGATCGACGCCGACTCCCACCTGCGGAGCGGCGAACACCGCGCGTCGCAAATGATTCATCCCGCCGCCCGTGGCTTTCAGGGTGTACTTGTTCGCGGCGGTGAGGTTCGCGACCGCGTAGGCCATCAGTTCGTAGGGGACGCACGTGAGACCGCCGGCCACGTAGCACGGATAAACGAAATTGTCCTCATCGGAAACGGCGTAAGAGGCGAGAGTGCCGAGAGATTCGGTGAGATCGACGGAGAGATCGTTGGTCGTGTCGGGATCGTTCGCAATCGGCCAATCACCTACCGTGAATCCCGTCACCGCATTCCCGAGAATCGTGCCGCCGCCCGGCACTGGGTTGTAGCTCGCGCCACCGTCGGTCGAAATCAGGACCAGGCAACCGCCGTAGTCGGAACTCGCACCGCTCACCACCAGCCAAATTTCTCCCTGGTTTTTCTGCCCGGAGAGGCGTGCAGGCGGCTCAAAAATAATCGGATCGTTCACCTGGCCCGGATCTTGTCCTGTCGTCGGAAGATACGGAGTGGCTGACGTCACCGGCAGATCGTCCGGCGAATGGAGTCCCCAGATGTACGGCTCGGTTTCACATTCGAGCTCGTAGGAATCGTTTTCCGCGATGCTGGTGAAGCGGACCGGAGTTCCCGAAATTCCGAGAAGAGGCTCGTCAAACGTGATGAGGTCCCAGGCCTCGAGCAGAAATAGGTTCGCCTTCATTTTGAACTTCGGCGTGTTGCGGAGCAGGTTCTTGCGGCGGACCTCGATCGCGAGAATTTTCCTCGCGATGGCCGGGTCCTGGATCTCCGGCAGTATGTTCGGCTGGTCCGTTCGCGGACCGAACAGAGCGATCGCTCCGTTGAGAGGCTCGGAGACGAAGGACTGCGCATAGTCGGAATTGCGATCGAAGAATTGGACTTGCTCGATTGAGTAGGAATCGACCTGCGGCGCGCGCGGGATAGTGACCGGCGGATCGGTCCCGTTGCCAATTAAATCCGATTCCTTCAGCACGGCGACGGGACCCGAGGCCGTGGGCGCCGTATAGACCACGCCATTTCCAGCCACGGAAACTTCGCTGCGCGGCCGAATCTTCAGCACGTCGCCACTCCAGACGGCGACCGCGTTCGCGCAGGTGAGAAACTCTTCAATCCAGTCGCCGGCCTTTTTCTGCTGGTTCATCGTGACCGAACCCCAGAGGCCGTTCGCCCGGCACTGCGTGCGAGTGAGCTCGAGCGAGTCGCTGTCGAGAATGTTGCCGAGCGCCTTCGGATAAGGAACCGGCTGCGCCGATTTGAACGCGAGCAGAGCGATGGTCCAGTTCACGCCGCCATCGATTTTCATCGTGAAGCTGTACGCGCCGTCTTTGGCGACGATGCGGTAGGCGAGAAAAGTCTGATTCAGGGGCGGGTTGGTCTGCGGAAATAAATTCGTCCACAGCGCCGGCGGAGTAAACGGCAAAACAGGGGTATCGGCGAACACGACGGCAAGGATGTAGGTCGGCTCGCCCGTCACTGCGATCGAAGCGCTGACTGTAGAAGCCGGTCCTGCCGGCGTGGTTCCGGAAACGACTTTGCTGTTGTCGAGAACCGATGAGCCCGGGTCCATCTCGACGATGAAAGCATCGGCGTTGAAGTTCGACCCGCCGTGATCATCGGTAAAGGTGACTTCGTTTCCCGCCGGCGCAGCGACCGCTGTCGCGGTCCAGATTCCCTCGTTATTGTTTCCGTACACAGGAACCCATGTGTTGCCGGCGACGTCCGCGACGTTCGGAGCTCCGCCCGTAGCGTCGTAGCGGAACCGGCCGATCGCGACGAGCTGGTCTCCAACCGCGTTCGCCTGGTCGAATCTGAGTACTGGGATGGCGGGGTCGATAAACTGAACGAAGGCCTTCTGCACCGCGCCGGGCAGGTCGTTCAAATTCACGCCACGCTGGATGAGGCCGAGCTGCGCTCCCACCTGCAGAAGCCCGGATTTCACTGTGTCCTCGATCATGTCGACGAAATCGGCGTCGCCTCGAGGCGCGTAGCGCGCATTGCTTCCCCGAACTTCCACCTGGATGAGCGGGAGGGTTTCGGACGTTCCGAGATCGATGTCGGGAGAGCCGGCGCCGGCATATTCCGGGTAGAGGATTTGCTGGGTCGAGAGCGGCGTGCTGGTGCCGCGGAAGTTCCCCGTGAACTCGTCTCCATCGCCGAGGACCGGCTCGAACTCGAGACAAAAGCGCGAAATCGGCGATTTGTGGTGGATGTCCTGGGAGAGCTGCGCGTAGTAGACGTTCATGAAACCGTTCCAGGGCGCGCCGAGGAGCGCAAGTCGCCCGAGACAGGCCGCCGGCAGTAGAGTGACCACGTTGAGGTCGGCCGGAACCCACTTATAGAGAAACGGGAAAAATCGAGAGCTGCCCGAATTGATTAAATCGGGACCGTGCTGCGCCATGTTCCAGAGCGAATATTCCGAGGCGGTGAGACTGTAGGCCGATGGCCCAGGACTCCCGTAGTCGTTGAACGTTCCGGAGAGGTCGAGCTCCATCGTGACGGCAATCACTGCGTAAAACTGCGCGTCGGTGATGGTGAGGCTGCTGGCTCCGCCGGCGTTGAACCGCTGGCTCACGAAATTCAGCGGGTAGCGTTTCGAGTTCGACCACGCCTGCAGGATTCCGTCGATGGGATTCGAGCCGATGAGAAAATCGATGTTCTCCACGTAGCTCGGCGGCGTTTTTTTCTTTTTGAGGCCGCCGGACTTGCCTTTTTTGCCGAGGCATTTTCCCTGGCGCAGGTTCGCCGCCCAGATCGCGAGCAGGTTCGATTGCGTGGTGCCATGAATCGTCGGGATGGTCATCCCGTAGGTCGACGCCTGCATGAGCGTGCCGAACGCCGTCGGCTTTACGCGCGACTGTCCTCCGAGGCTCACGCTCTCGCTCCTCTCGAACGTAGTTTTTCCCAGGGATCGAAGATCGCAACTTCTTGATGCTCCCAGAGGCAGTGCGTCGAGACATTGCACATTTCAACGCAAGGATCGAGAGCGTGAATCACTCGGGGCCACGCGATGACGATGCCGCCGTGGTTGTAGAGGCGCGAGCCGAGAGCGCGAGTGAGCACGAGATTGCCCGGCAATGCCTGGGACGAGCGCAAGCCTACGCCTTCGGCGACTCTGTACGCGTGGCGGAGGATTCGAAGCATGTATTTTTCTTCGGTGGTGTTGCACCACCAGTCCTGGCCGATCGGCACGATCGACGGATCAGAAAAAATTCCCTCTTCCTCGGGAGGCACGAGTCCGCACTGGCGATAAACGCAGAACAGGAAACTTCCGCAGTCGACGCCGGCGCTCTTCACGCGGCCGTTCTTGTGATAGGGCGTCCCGAGCCAGGTGAGAGCTTCCGCAGTGACGAGCGCGCGCGTCACGATTCCCCGCGCGTCCGCGGTCGGGTTAGACAGCGGTGGTTGGATAAGGTACATACGGAAACCCTTTGTACTGGCCGGCGGTAGCGCTGGCGAGGTCCACAGGCCACTGCGTTGAAACGTAGAACTTGTCTCCCGGAGTCGGAGCCCAGGGGAAAGCGCCGTACACCTGGAACTGGTTGTAGTGAAGTCCGCCCCCGGCGTTGAACGTCACGTTCGTGCCGATGGGTGACCAGTAGCCGGCGAGAGTCGATCCCTTCAGAAAAACCATGAAGCCGAGGCGGAATTTGTTGTTGGTATAAATTTTGTGCGCCGTCGGCTGGATCGAATCACCGAGGATCGTCGTCTGGGTCGAGGGAGCGACCACGGTGAACGTTGGAATGCTGGTCTCGCCGTCGGCGAGGACGGGAGTGTTGCCCACGTAGCTCGCGAGCGTGTTCGACATCTCGATCACGTTGGGCGGAGCTTGCTGGTCGAGAGCGTCGAGAGAACTGTTTACGGTGAGCTTGATCTGACCGCGGCCGATTTCGAGCGGCTGAATCCTCCCTCCGAACCAGGGCGTCGCGCCGAAAGTGTTCGCGTCGCCAGGCGTGGGCATCAGCGTGCGCCAGAGCTTGAAGTTCTTGTTGTCGAAAAATCCCTGATAGGCGAGCTGGTAGGGGTTCGCGGTAGCGACGGAGGTGCCGAATGCGGTGAGCGGAGGACTCCAGGTGACGTCGAGCGAATCCACCTTGAGTCCGACCTGCGAGGTGATGCGGCCGCGCTTGATGGACGCGGGATTGAAAGTTCCTCGAGCGGACCACACGAGCGGCGATGGCCAGTTCGTGAGCCATACGGCCATCGGGTCTTCGAGATCACCAATTAGATAGAGATCGGCGAGCAGGAGCTGATCGGTGGATCGCGCGAAGGCGAATGCGGCCGCGGTGGTATCGGAGCCGTCGCCTCCCGTCATTTTTCGCATCAGGTTTTAGGGCTTCAGGTGGGGCACGAATTTTGCGTCGCGCACGCGCTTCACTTTTTCAGCATGTTCCGCGCAGTAGTGCCGCTTGCCTACTTGTTCTGTGGCGCGCTTCGCGCAAGGGACCCATTGGCAGGATCCCATCGTTTTTTCGATCGACCCGCCCGCTTCGGCCATCTCAGGATCCCGGCGTTCCAGCCGAACAAATTTTCACCACGCCGGAGCTTCTCTGCCCTTCGGTTCCGCCGATGGTCCAGAGACGTTGGAGGAACTTCTCGAAGTCCTGCGTGTCTTTCTCGAAGCGCACTCGAAAATAAAAATTAAACGACGCAGTGATCGGCGGAGTGGGAGCCGCGCACCACTTGAGGTACATGCCGGCGAACGAAAAGCCAGGGATTGCGAGACCGGGGCCGTGCAGTTCGAAGTCGCCGCCTCCGGAGCAAACGTTTCCTGCAGCCTGAGTCTGCGCAACGCCGTTGGCTTCTACCGCGAGGCCGCTGCCGGAGACGGGATTCAGATCGGTGACGTCCTCGAAGAAGACTCCGGCCATATTGCGCTGCAGTGGCGTGTAGTAAACCGTCGTCGCCGTGATGTTCGCGGTCGGAGCTCCCGTTCCCGCGCCGGTCAGAACGGTGAGAGCAGCGCCTGTGGTCGTGGCGTAGCCTGTGCCGCCATTGACGATGTTGAAGCCGGTGATCGCGCCGCCTCCGCCCACCGACGCGACGCTAAGAATGGCTGCGGTTCCACCACCGCCAATCACCGCCAGATAATCGCCCACGAGGAATCCGGTTCCGGCGCTCGCTCCTACCGCCGCGGCCGAAACTGGATTGCTTGTGTCGGCGACGAGCTGCTGGACTTGATCTGTGACGACGTCGTCCTCGGGATCGTCGAAAAGGAATGCTCCGAATTGCGCCTTGTTCGAGAGAAAGAAGCCCATCAGCGTTTCGAGCTCGGTCTCGGTAAGGTTCGGGTTCGCCGCCAGGCTGTTGAACAATTGCTCGTAGTAAAGCTGCCAGTGCCAGAGGGGATTTGCGGCCTGCGCGATGCGGGTCTGGGGAACCAGCCCTGGCGCAGGCTGGACGATCGTGCTGAACTCCGGCGTTTTCACCACCTCGTACTTCAAGCCCCAGATTGCGCCGGGATAGACAGCAAGGGTCATGATGACTTGAGCCTCAGCCTTCCGTTGCGTACCGCTGTCTCGATCCGCGGCACGAGCTCGCGCTCGAGGACTTCTTTCGCGTCGGGCCCGTTGTGGTGCAGGTGGATCTCGTCGTGGAAAAATTGATCGCCGCCTGCGCCTGCGGGGGTGAGCTGCGCGGGCAAATTGAAGTTGGGCGTGCGCAGATCAGTGGGCAGCGCGATCGCGGGAGAATTGAGCGCGCCGGACTCGATGGCCGATCGCAGATCGGTGGAAACCGCGCGCCGAATATCCGGCGGAAGCGCCTGGCTGCCCGCAACGGCCGCCTGCTGGGTGATTCCTCCGGGATTGATTGACGCGCGCAGGCCTGCCGCAATCTCCGGGGCTATGATGGACGGTTCGCCGGCGACGTCGCCCGAAGCTGGACGCTGAATCAGGGCTTCGCGCAGAGGCAAGCTGATCTCGCGCGGAAGGATCATTTCTTCGGCGTGCGCCTGGATGAGCTTGTCCTGATCCAGGAAAGCTCCCTCGGCCGCGGATCCTAGGGCGAGGTTCGAAAGCGCCAGAGAGATCGCGGTGCCCATCGCGGCAGTAGCGACGGGAATGTCCGCTGGAAAAGGCGTGACCGCCATCGCCGATGCGAATGCGGCCGCGCCCGCGGCGCCGGCGTTCGAGACGATCATCGCGTCGTTCTGCGCGATTGTCTTTGCGAGCTGCGTATTTCCACCGCTGAGGCCGAGAGCGTTCATCGCGATGCTGAGAAGCTTCGTGATGAGGATATTGGCCAGCATCTGGGCCGCGATCTGCTCGAGCGAGCGCAATATCGAGAGGCCGAACTGCGAGAAGGCCTGGCCGGCGCTTTTCGTTCCGGAGAGGAGCGTGGTGAACAAATTCGCGAAATCGGAAGTGATCGCTGTCTTGGCTTCCTCGCCGGCCTTCTGCAGCTGGTGCTGCCAGGTGATCGTCTCTGCGGACAGATTGCGGAGGGCGAGCAGCATCTCCTGGGCCTTGGCGATCTGCTCCTGATTGCCGCTGGCCTGCGCGATTCTCAGCTCCGCTTGGGCCTCCTGGATCAGCAGCGGCAGCCGTTGCTTGATCAGGTCCGAGATCTTCTTTTCCGCGTCGGCCCGGCTGATCAGGCCAGCCTTCTGCTCGATTTCGATTCCTCGCTTCTCGATCTCGAACTGCTTCTGATCCGTGGCCTCTTTTCGCTCCGCCTCGTCGAACGCGCCGACCTCGGTTTTCAATTGTTTCCACTGCTCGATTTCCTGAAGTCGCGCGGCCAGGTCCACCGAAGATGTGGCCGTCTGATGAGCTTCGAGAGTGCGCTTCTCGGTCTCGAGGTTGATCTCTGACTGCGTGAGGCCGAGCGTTTTGCCCTGCAGCGAAGCGATCTCTTTCTTGAATTCGAGCTCTCTCTGTTGGCCGGCTTCGGCCTGCTTGAACTCCTCGGAGCTGAGCGCGGTGACTTTCGTCACCGTGTTGATCTCCGTTTCCTGGATCCGCGTATCGATCTCATCGATGCGAGCGAGATCCTGGATCTGCTCAGCCGCCAGGCGATCGGCCTGCGATTTCAGCTCGAGCGATTGCCGCGCCTGCGCGGCCTGGTCCGGACTCGACGGCGCCGCTTTTCCGGAGAGCACAGCCTCGGGAACGCCCTTGGCTTTGGCCTGAGCCTGTGCCGATTTTTCCTGCGATTGCTGGCCAGCCAGATCCCCAGCGGCCTGTACCTGCGCGCGCTCCGTTTTCAGGATCGCTATTTCTCGTGCGGATTCATCCTCGATTTCCTTGCGACGACGATCGAAATAATTTTTGAGCGAGATCGCTCCGCGCTCGTACTCTTCCCGGTCCACACCTGCGCGCTGCGCGGCGCCGGCCTTCCACACGGCGAGCAGATCCTGCTCGTGCTTCAGTGCGAGAGCGAGCTGCGCCTTTGCGGCCGCGTCCGCGATCGGCGGGATGAGGGGCTGCTCAGCTCGGCCGGCAAACGCGCCGGTGACGTCAGAATCCTTGTGCGAGAGCGCGGTGACCTGGTGGGATACGGATCGAGCCCGCGCGATTTCCGAGGCGTGCCCGCGCTGCTCCGCGAGCTTTGTTTCCTCTTCCGCCATTTTCGCGAGGAGCGGAATTTGCTGCGCTAGCAGATCCTTTATTTTTTGCTCGGCCTGGACCTGCGTGATCTTTTTTTGCTGCGCCTGAAGGTTGATTGCGTCGCGCTCGGACTGGAGGTTCGCGAGGGCGCCTCGCGTGGCGGTATCCTTTTCGGCGAATGGGCCCTGGTCTGGAAACAGGTCCTGATCGGCGGAATTGAGATCGCCGACAAACTTTTTGCGGATGGCTGCTTTCTGCGCCTGGTCCTCGGCTTCGAGCGCATCGTGCCGCTTCTCTCCCGCGGAGATCTCGTTCCCCGCTGCCGAAAATTCTCCTATCCACGCCAGTGCGACAGCGCGAGCTGTTGTGAGGCCGTCGTTCTTGATGTCCGCCCAGATATGCTTGAAATCGACTTCGATCTCCGCGAGAGCGTCGCCGATCGTTGTCCCGATCACGATGAAGCCGAGCACGATCAGTTTTATGGCGTTGCCAGCGTCTTTGCCTAGCTCCTCGAATCCGTTGTTGCTCCCCTGGATCGCTTTGCCGAGCGCCTGGCTGGTATCGGCGAGGGCCGGCAGAAGTCCGAATTCGAACTGCGTGGCGACGCCCTTGCCGATGTCCTCGAGATCCTGGAGCGACTCCTTCGCCACGGCCGCGTTCTCGGCGAAATCCTGGGTCATGAGGATCCCCAGGCTCTTCATTTTCTGCTCGATATTCCCGAAGCCTTCCTGGGCGAGCTTGTTGGCGATGACGATCATGTCCGCGCCGCCCTTCGAGAAAATCAATTGCGCGGCGGTGGTTTTCTTGAACTCGTCGGGCATGCGCCCGAGGGCTTCGAGCAGCTTCTGAATTTTCTGGTCGGAGTTGAGGCCAACGAAGTCTTTCTGCTCGAGGTTCAGCAGCTTCATCGCTTTCGCGGCGCCTTCGTTACCTCCTTGGAAGAGCGTGACGGTTTTCGCAGCCTTCACCAGGCCACGATCGACGGCTTCGACCGCGATCCCCGTATCTTCGGCCACTTTGTGGAAGACGGAGATCGTCGTCGTGGCGACGCCCGTCTTCTGGCTCATGTTGCCGATGTTGACGGCGGAGTCGAGGATCTCTTTACCGAAGGCGATAATGCGCTCGACCGCGATCGCGCCGATCAGATCGTGGAATGCGCCTTTCAGATCCGTGGCGCTCGAGCGAGTCTCGTCCTGCTGGTTTTTGAGGTTCTTCAGCTCCTGCGAGAGCGCGCGGATCGCCGAAGCAACGCCCTGGTCCTCGGCTGTTAGCTTGACTTTTACTTCGGGGGAATCGGCCATTCTATTTAAGTAGAAAAACTAGTGAGGGAGCACTCCGCAGCGGCCGCGCGTATCGCGCATGAACTCGATCGACGGAACAATTTCGGGAACGTTGCCGTCGGGCACTTCGGTAAAGGATTCGCTCTCCACGAGGAGCGAGATCGAATCGCCCGCGACGTAGGCTTCGCGCACACGCACGTCGCCAGGCAGATCGCCATCGACGACGCGGTAGGAATAGCCGCGTTCGAACATGGCGACGAGCATGTGCTGTGGGATGAGGACCCAGCGGATCTTCATTGCTTGGTGATTTCCCTGACTCCGTACCACGCCACGAGCGCCCGCACCTTGTCGCCTTTCTCGAACTCGGTCCACGTTTGCGCGTCCACTTCGTGCGAATAGACGCTGCCATCGGGGTAGCGAAGAATCAGCACGTACTCCTCGGACGTGCTTGTGACAACAGCGCCGCCCTTGCCTCCGATGACGGGCCCGACACTGGTGCTGGCAGGCGAGTAGGCTTTGCCCACTACGGTAGCGTCGGTCCATTCGGGCTTGCCACACCCCGCGAGTAGAAGGAGCGCGATAAACGCTAAGCAAAATTCGCGGCGCTGAAACATTCGTTGGACTCGGCGCCCGCGCGATCGCGCGTTGCGCATTCGCGGGCCAGATTCCGACGCGGAATTCTTCACGCGGCGGTTAAATTTTGACTGTGCTGTTAAATTTTCAGCGGCAATGTCCGCGCTGTCACGATCGAGTAGTTCTTTTTTCAGGTTCACCAGGGCCTGCAGGGCCCGCGGCGGAAGGTTCATGTCCCGATACTCTAACCCATCTCCCAGGCTCGACTAGCCGTCGACCTGGGAGCCCTTTCCGCATCGGCACGCTGCAAAAACCGCATCAGTGCGCTGCTCATGCTCATTTTGCGGCTGCCGCGATCTGTGCCGCCGGTCCGGCAATCCCCAGGGCCCGCTCGAAAATCGTCTTGGCCAGGCTTGCCGGCTTCAGCGCCTGGCGCAGCTTGGTTTCGATCATCAGCATGTCGCGTTCCCCGGAAGCCGCGGCGCCGGCGACGTGCTTCAGCACGGAATTTGCCTCGACGATCGCGTCGTCGAGGTGTTTGGTAATTGACGGTAGGTCCGGATTCGCAGCCACGTGGTCGAGGTCCGCGAGGACCGCATTCGCCTGCTGCAGCGCCGAGCGCAGATCTGCTAGAGAAGCTTGCGCCTGCTTTTCCGTGTCGACCGCTTCCCTGCTCTGTGTTGCGATCGCAGCGTCCAGCGTCGAGTTTGTTTTCCCGAGGCCCGCGAGCAGTGCGTGAAACTCGACGAGATCTTCTTTCGCCTGCGAGACGGCCGCATTCACATTCTTCAGCACCGCGGTGGATTGCGAGAGCTGGTCCCGAGAAGCATCACGCTCTTCGCGCAGAGTCTTCTCGATGTTTGTCGCGGCGCCGCCCACGATCGGCAGGATCTGATTCAGGTACGTGCCCGTGGTGCGAAGCTGTGTGAGATTGTCGCGGAGCTGCTCGAGCCCGAGATGCAGGTCCCAGCCGGCCAGCGCCAGGATTCCCAGGGCCGCGATCGCCGCGATCGCGCGCGCGACCCCGAGAACCTTCAGAAGCCGGTCCATTCTCACCAGGCTCAGGACTTCGCAGCAGGAGAAGGCGCGGCGGCCGTGACCGAAGCACTCGAAGCGTTGCTGGACATGAAGCTCTTCAGCGACGGCAGAATCGCTTTTATGTCGTTGATGAGCGCCTGATCGAGCGAGATACTCACTCCGTTCGCGGCCGCGGCGGGGCCCGCGGCTTCCACGGCGTTTGCGATCACGCCAAACGCGTTGAAAGCGAGCTGCTCGACGGCCGTGAACTGCGGAGCTGCGAGCGCGGTGAGGCCTTCGATCGTGGGAGCCGCCTTTTGAAGATCCGCGACGAGAGTCGGCATTTCGGCGGCCGCCCGCCCGATCGCGGACTTAATCGCCTTTCCTACCTTGACCAGGTCCGCGGCCGCGTGGCCGAATTCGTTCTTGATGGAAGTCAGTGTGATTGCCATTTCTAGTTCCTCCGTGAAGTGTCAACAAAAGTTGTCATTACTAAGCCGTCATCGAGGCCGGACTGGTCCCCGTTTGGGCGGAGCGAGAATTGCCGGCAGCGCCGGCGGCCGCGTCTGCTGCTTCTGCCAGGGCGCTAGGACCGCCCAGATCAGCACTTCAGCGCGATGCCGCTCGATCGCCGCGTCCTTCAGCCGCTCTACGAATGCGATGAAGAGGTCGCGGAGCGGCCAATCCATCAACCGATCGAAGTCGGTCGGGTCGTTCCCTGCTAGCTCGCGGAGGATGGGGGCGAAGTCTCCGAGGTCCCGGGCTCCGCGCTCTCTGTAGTGCGGTCCTTTTTTTTGCGGGGCGAAGATTTCTGGGAAGTCTCGGATGATTTCGCCCCGGAGACAAAAAAACCGATCACGAAGTTCACCAGGGCGGCGCGAATGCGCAGCTTCTCTTCGCGATCGGTGATCTCCATGAAGGCAGCAGCGTTGCGCTCAGCCTCCTCTCGCGACCATTTTTTTCCGACTTCCGTGAGGCAGCCGGCGAGCACGCGAAACGTCTCGCCGCTGAGCATGATTTGCGTGAGCAGAAGCTCTGCGCGATTTTCCTGGGAGCGCTGGACGCCGTCGATATCGGTGAGCGCTTCGACGGCTCCGCATCGCCTTAGGTGGGCCAGGAGGTAATCATCCTGGGCTGCAGTGAGGGATTGAGAGACGCCGCGAAATTCGCGGCCGTCAAGCTTGAAGCTTTTTTCCACGGATTAGCCTCCGATGACTTCGCGCCAGCACGAAGCTGACGAAATTTCGAGAAGCGAGGGACCGGCGCCGGCCCCTCGTTCCCTTGTCGCGCGGCCCATGCCTGAGCACGGCGACGGCCCCGCCTTTGCCAGCGGGGATTTAGAACGCTCCGAGGCTCCCGGCAAGGGATGCTCGGAGCGAAATGTTTACTCGGCGGCGCCGGCAGCGGGCGCAGCGGATTGGTACGTGTACAGGTAGAACGGCGATGTCGGATGATTCGCGGTGTCGTCGAGGATGTAGCCCTCGAGCGTCCAGTTGCCGTAGTCGTCCGCGATCAAGCCGATCTTGCCGTTGACGAACAGATTCACGCGCCACACGTCACAGCCGATCTTCTCGCCGTCCGCCGGATCGGGGACGAAGAGGAAGTGGCCCGAGATAGAGTTCTGCGTGAGAGCAGCCACCTGGTCAAAAGTTCCGACCAGAGTGTGGTAGGTCGCCGTGATTGCGTGCGTGCCATCGATCGACGAAGAGCTCGGGAAATAGATGAGCCCGTTCAGCGCATCCGCCACTGTGTAATCCGTCCCGGCCACAAGCACGACTGCGTTCTGCGTTAGGACGGGCGGCGTGGTGACGTTGTCGACGTTCATGTTGGCCAGACGGAAGAAGCGGCCCTTTGCGTTGGCGGCCTGCGCGACGGAAACGAGAACTTCTGCCGTGAACGTCGTCGCTGTGGTGGCCAGCTCGGTGCGTCCCGCTGAAATCTGCCCGATCGCCAGGTGATCGGAGTTGAAGTCCGTCCCTTCGATCTGCAGCTTCGGCTGGCGTTTCTTCACGGCCGTCGCGATCAGCGTCGGCGTGGGATAAAGCGATTGGTACAGCTCGGCGATGTCGTCCTTCGGGTCGAGCTCGAACTTGCTGCAGTTGCCGAGGTGCAGGAAATTGCCGGTCGGATTTCCGTTCGCATCGAAGCGGTCAAACAGGACCGAGCCTTTTCCCAGCATCGGTTTGTGGCCGATCGGATACTGGATTGCCATTGTGATTCTCCTTTTGCGCTAGGGCTCGCGCCCCGCAAATCCCGCAGCGTCGACGGCGAGTCGAGCCTGCGGGACTAAGTCTTCGAAGTCGGATCGAGCCTGCTCGTCCGGTAGTGAATCGTGAAATGCAAAGTGGCCGCGGCGATCGGCACATCAGCCTCGCGCGATTTCCAAGCGGTACGTCCTTCGGTGACGCCGATCGCGAGTCCGCCGAAAGTCTCATCGACGAAGCCGCCCCTCACCGCCCAGACCAGAATCGGATCGAGAGCCTGGTCCGGAGTGATGGATCCGGACCCTTGCGCGCGGCATTCGAACGCGATCGCGAGATGTCGCTCGAGCAGAGGAGAGCGGAATTGCTGCTTATCGAACGGCCGCGGCTCGTCATCCTCGAAGTACGGGAAGATGCTGGGCAGAGAATCCGTTTCGATCGGCCGCGTGCGCTCGCGGAAAATGGTCAGGCCGGTCGGCGCTGCGAAGCCTCCGACACTCGCGGCTCCGAGCGCTGCTGCTACCGCTGCGATGATCTGCAGACGGATTGATGAATTCAGCGGAGGAAGGGGCATCGATCACTGGATCCGTATCGCCGAAATCGTTGAGGCGTTGTTTCCGCCGCTGTTGTTCGCAGCGGCCGGCTCCATCAATTGCGAGGCCGTGGTCGAGGTGCAACGCGCGGTGAATGTCACCGTGCCGCCTTCGACCTTGCTTCCCACGATCGATATCTGCAGGTTTCTAACCGCCGCGCTCGAGAGAGCCGGTGCTACCGCGTAGCCGGAGGCTAGGACGGCGGTCCCGTCGAAAATCTCGCAACTGAAATTCACCGCGGAAGCCGTGCTGGTGGTCTGCAAATTGAGCGAGGCTTCGACGAGCCATGTTCCCGCGGTGCTGGTCGTCACGGCCGGGAACGTGCCCGAACTCGCTGTGTAGCTGCTTGTGCCGAGAGTGACGGCCGAGCCGATCTGGTTTTCTAGAAACGTCAGAGTGGCCTGGCCGCTCGAGTTTCCCGTCCCGCCATTCGAGACGCCGAGAATGCCCTTCACCTGCGTCGCGAGATTGATTTGCGTGGCAGCGGCCACCAGCAGAAGCGCCAGAGCCGCAGCGATGGGAAGAGCCCATGATTTTTTCTTCATCGCCCATCAGTAACGGTAAAACGCGGTGAGCACGTCGCCCGTCTTCGGGGCAGAAACCATCGTGATCGTCGCGGTTGCGAGAGTGTAATCGGCGCCGCCGGCGATCATCTGCTGCCCGTTCACGTAGAGCTGCAGATCTCCGCCAGGATTCGGTGTGTGTGCCAGAGTGAACGTGACGTTCGAACTGTTAATCGATCCGGATGGAGTCTCGGCGTCCGCGAATGTGCCGGTCAAAATGGTGTTGCACGAAAAAGTGTGCGTGGACGTGGAGTAGGCGAGCGCGCCCGTGCAGTTCGGAATTGTGGCCCAGGCCGCGGTAGCGGAAGCCGTCGTCACCGGAAGCTGGTCCGCCGCGGAGTTCGTCGGGATCGAGGTGCCATTTATTTTTGCTACCGTAACCGCGTTCGATCCGCTGGTGCTCACGTCTCCGGACAATTCCGCAGCGGTCATCGCGGAAGCACTTCCGCGAACGAGACCGGTGAGAGTCGAACCGGTTCCCGTGCCGCCGTTGGCGATCGCCAGGATTCCCTTCACCTGCGTGGCCAGGTTGAGCTGTGTGGCCGCGCCCATCACGCCTATAAGGCCGAAGAAAATAATCGCCGCGCCCAGCGTCGGATGGATCGATCTCCAAAATGCGGCGCGGTGCTTCGGCGCTGCGTAGATAGGCCGTCCGAGGTGGTCGAGGAATTTCATCGTGAGCTCCTTAGTAGCGATACCAGGCTTCGAGCTGCGCTCCCGTCATGGGGGCCGTGAGAAAAGTGATTGTGCCGCCGGAAAGCGTGTAGTCTTCGCCCTCTTGCAGCACGCTTCCGTTCATCACGAGAATCAGTGAGGCGGCGGGATTCGGTGCTTGCGCCAGGGTGAAAGTGACGTTTACGCCGTTGACGACGCCGGCCGGCGTCTCGCCATCCGCGAAGGCGAATTGCGGCAGGTTCGAGGGCTGATAGCTCGGGACTGTGACCAGGCTGAGCACCAGCTTTGTGAGCCCGCCGTCGGCAATGCGCGCGCGATCGCGGACCGTGAAATTCCGCGCGCCGATCGCGACGGACTGGCCGATCGCGGCCGCGGGGAAAGCCGACGTCTGAACGGTGAGCGTGGTGGCCAGGACTTCGACCTGGCCGCGCTCCTCGTCCTGAACCAGGATCCGATCCGCTTCGTCGAGCAGGCCTACTCCTGCGACGGTGCCTACGGTGATGGCGATGGCCATATCCGCCATCAACGCAGGAATGTCTCCGTCGCCGAACGCCGCGGCGCTCGAGGGAATCGGCACAGGCTAACTTCCGGATTTTGCTTTCGAGCCGGATTTGTCTTTGCCGGACCCTTTGCCCGAGCCCTTGCCGTCGGTATCGTCGTCGTCCTGATCGTCACCTTCGGCTTGGGTAGCTCTCGGCTTCGGCCCGTCGCTTATTTTGCGTGGCTGCGGATCGTCGTTGTGCGCCGAGTGAACGGTGACTCCGAGCTTGTTCTCCGCGGCGACTTGATCCGCGTGATCCTCGTGATATTCAGCCGAGCCCTCTCCCACGAGCCGCTGCGCGAGCGGCGCGGGACACTCAAACACTGAGCCCTCTTCTGCGTGCTTACCGCTCATCACGATCGAACGCGTGAGCCGGACCTTGCGAACTTGATTTGCCATTTTCCTCTCCAATCTCCCTGGCTCGCTAGCCGGCGACCGGGAGCCCTGCCTGCCCCTGAAAAATTTGCCTGGGAAAAATCGGGCGGCCCGGAAATTCGGGGTGGGATTTCCAGGCCGCCTGCCAGGGATGGCGCTCGGTCCGAAGAGCGGACCGAGGCGCGGGGTAAAAACAGGAAAAAACTACGCGATGACGGCGGTGTTGATCGCGAACGCCACCGGATAGCGGAGAACGATGTCGACCAGCATGAAGGTGGTCAACTCGATCATTCCCTGCTTCTTCAGCCGGTAAGGATCGACGATGAACTCGAAGCCGCTGCCCCACATGTTGATCAGCATCGTGTCGAACACGCCCAGGATCAGCGTGCTGAGATTCGTGCCGCTGCCCTTCGTGCCGTTCGAGGCGACCTGATTGGTGCTGCGCGCTTCTTTGCCGTCGACGGTGTCGTCGTCTGCCCAGATCGGCAGCCCGATGGTGTTGCCCAATCGCGCCGTCGTCTTGGCCGAGGCCTTAACCGCCGGCGTGGTGAGCCACGAGGGATCGCCGAGCTGATCAGCGTTGGCTGTTTCGAGCAGCTTCTCCATTGCGATGTAATCGGACCAGACCATTGCGCCGCCGTTGCCGGCATCAGCCGCGTCGACGTAGCTTTGAACGCCGGACGTTGCCACGATTCCGGTGGGTTGGTTCGATCCGCCGCCCTTGATCGCGACGCTATCGACCGCGAGCGCCAGATCGCGAGCCAGGTCTTCGCGGACGAGAGTGTCCACGTCGATCACGGCTTGCGCCAGCAATTGCCGTGAATAGCTCGAAGAAGACTGGTACGTCTTCGGCGAGCTCGCGATCGCGCCGAGAGTGAGGTTCGAATCCGCGACGTCGGAGCCGGGATTCTCAGTCACCCACGAACCGGTGGCGCGGCCCGTCTGCTTCGGGAAGCTCACGTTGTCGCGAAGTCCCGCGATCGTCCGAGCGCCCAGTTCCTTCACCCGCATGCGGTTGTAGAGGAACTGGATGAATTCGCCGGGCTCGGTGAAGACGAGCGTTTGCCCGACCGTGGAACCGCCGGTGTAGAGGCCCGCGCGCTTTCCGGGAACAACCACCTCGCGATTCTGTGGCACGAGCTGCGGGAATCGCTTGGCCAGCTCGGGAGTGATGGAGTGGCGGATCGACCAGGGCATGAAGACGCCCGTGTCGTGCACCATGTGCCCGTCGCGCTGCGCTCGCTTGCGCAGCTCGTCGGAGATATCCATCTCCATGCAATTGCCCTTCCTGCCTTCCGTACGATCTGCCGCAGCCAGGAATAGCCGCGCCAAGTTGTATTCACCCTGCTCGCGCGAGGTGAGATCGAAGCGCTCGGTGTTGAGGTCTTCGGCCGCGGGCGTCGCGATCGGATTTGCGCCGCGCTTGGCCACTGCGGACAAAATTTCGCGCGAAGCCTGGTCGACCGTCTTGCCTTCCTCGACCATCTTCACGGTGAGTTCGTGATCGATCCCATGCAGCTTGCCGAGCCGAAAGATTTCGGCGGCGGCCTGCCGGGACTGTTCTGCTGTGATTACGGGTTCCACGGTGACCTTCCTTTGTGTTTCTTGTGCCGGTGCCGCCGGCGCGGTTAGAGTCGGCCCGGGGGCCGGATTACTGCGAATTTCCGAACTTGGTGCGGCGGCGCGCGTGACGACGACCGGATACGTGCGATCGTTGTCCTGTGCTCTTCCGACGCCGACGGTGGGATCCGCGGGAATGCCCACAGAGCTTGTCTCCATCGGCATCCACCTGGTGGCGCGGTAGGTGTCGCCTTTTTCCTTCGACGACTCCTCCAGCTTGTATTCATTCACTCCGTATCCCACGGAGATGAATTTGCGGATCTTGTCGCGCATGTCGCGCTTCACGGCCTGCGCAGGTGCGTTGCGGCTGAAACGCACCACGCCGCGGAGCTTCCTATCCGCTACGCGCAGCCCTTCGACAATTCCGACAATCGCCTTTGCGTCGTGCGAATCGAGAAAACTCAGGCCCAGCTTGGCGCGCGAGAGATCTACGGATTCTGGAGAATGATCGAGGATTTCGCGGCCGAACCAGCGCTCGACGGGATATTCCGAGCTGATCGAAATCGCGAACGTGTCGGTGTCGCGGCCATTCTTTTTCTTGCCCTTTTTTTTGTCCTTCGCCTTGCCCTCGGCCTCGAGCTCCTGCTGTTCCTCGTCATCACCGCGGGGCTTTTCGGGATCGTCGAGCGGTTCATCGGCGCCGAGATCTTCATCGCCCTCTTCTTCTTCTTCGTCGTAATCCTTGATCTCGTCGGGCTCGAGCGGATCACAATCGCGTTTGCCGGCCGCGCGCACAATGCGCACCGGCCGCATCTCTTCGATCTGAAATTCCCGCGACAGCATGGGAAGCTGACTTTCGCCTTCCTTCAGCGGCTCGCGGCGCGCTGGCGTGACAGGCGGCTTGCGATCTTCCGGCGCCGCGACTTCGGTTGGGGTAGTGACTTTCACTTGGCTGCTCCCACGATTGCGAATTTTCGGCCGCCGCTTTGCGACTTTGCCGGTTCTTCATCGTCGGCGATCGCTGGATCCGGCTCCTCTTCGCCAGGCGTAATTTGTACCTTCGGGCCTTTGTTGACCACGGGCGGACGCGCGTCGGTCGCCTCGTCGAGATCGCCGAGGCCGTTCTGCAGGGCGAGCTTCTTTTCCAGCGCGATCTGCTCGAAAACTTCCTCCACGTCGCCGCCTTCCTCGGATATCACGCGATCGCGCGTGCGCAGGCGAGCCGCGATCCCGAGGATCGAGGCTTGCACGTCCTTGAGCGGGTCCACCCAGGGCCAGCCGCGCGATTCCCACTTGCCCTCGAGAAAGCGGCTGGGATCGCGCGAGTCGAGCACGAGCTCACCTGAAAGGAGTGCCATCGAAAGCCAGCTTTTAAAAACCGGCTCCAGGAAATTTTCTTTCATGAAGCTCTGGCACATCTTCCACTGGTCGCGCTCGATCAGCAGGCCAGAGCGCATCGACGAATAGTTCACACCCTCTAAATCGCTGGCGATTGCGTTGTAGGAAACTCCGAGCGAGCTCGCGATGAAACGCAGCATCGCTTTCACGAACATCGGGAAGGCGTTCGCGGGATGCTCCGGATTCCATTCCTGAAACTCGAGCCCTGGCGGAAGTTCCTCGATCACACCTGGATTCGCTTCGATTCGCCGGTGCTCGTCTTCATTCGGCGCTTCGTAGGCCGATGAGTCCGTGTGCTTGAAAAAACCGATTTTCGCGGCGCCCACTCGCGCGGCTACCAGCTCCGCTTCGACGTACCCTCCGAGCATGCGCATCTCGAGCATGCACGGAGTGAACCAGGGAATTCCGCGGGTCTGCTGGACGCGTTCCGGATCGTAGAGGTGCACGATGTACTCGGCGCGGATTCGCTCGCGCAAGAGAGAGCCGCCCAGGTCCGACGGATGCGCGGGATTGACGTGATAGGCGACGGGCCTGCCCCAGACGTCCACTTCCACGCCCATGCGGATCTCGTTTTGGCTGGGATTCTGTCCGGCACCAGGCGAGGGCCAGCGACTGAAAAGTGGATCCACCTGGTCGGCATCGATGAGCTGCAGCGCGAAGCGATATTTATTGTCGAAGCCGGGAACCATGCGGACGAAAGCTTCGCCGTCCGTTGCGACCGTCTTCAGGACCAGGTTCTGAACGGCTCGAAAGCTGAGCTTGCCGTCGACGGTGCAATTGCCCTTGCGAGACCACTCGCGCCAGGCTTTCTGGATTTTGTTGTTGAGCTGCGTGTTCAGCTCGTCGGAATTGTTGCGCACCAGCGGCTGATAGCGGATGCCGTGCTCGCCGAGAACATTGGCGACGAGAATTTTCAGATAGCTCTTCGCTACGGGATTGTTGCGGCTGAGCTCGCGCGCGCGGCCGCGGAGGATCCGCAGGTTGCCCTTGATCTCCTGGTCGGCCGAAAGGATCGGCGCGTTCACCCAGTCCATCGTGAGCCGCGAACCGAGCGAGCCGTTGAAGAGCGTGAGATTGCGCTTCGCCAGCCAGGAGCCGACGCGGTACTGCAGTGCGCGAAACCAACCAGGCTTGATAGCGGCGCGCTTCACGCGGCCACTCCCTGCGGAGATTTCTCACCGCGACAAACGAAATTGAAACGATCCGGCGCGAGTTCGACCAGCTCGTACTCGTGGGCAGGACGCAGCTGCTCGATCTGCTCGGCCGCGCGCTCGAGCGTCGAGTCGATTCCCTTTTCGGTGAAGCTTCGGCCGGCGCCGGCGCGAACGATTACGCGCTGAAACTTTTTGTTTCCGGGCTCGAAGATCTTCAGTTCAACGCGGCGGATGTGAGCGCTACTCATCGCTGGCCAGTCCCGTGACGTCCTGCCAGGTGGGCGGCAGATTCGTCATCTCGCTCTCTACGCTGAAATCGATCTTCCAGGCCTTTCCAAGTTTTCCGGGATGCTGCTGGCGCCAGACGACTCCGCGATAGAGGCCGCGGAGGCTGAGCAGCTCCTTCAGCGGGATCTTCGTCACCGCGCGGCCGGCGATATGGTAGGCCTCGATATCGGAAGTGACTCTTCCTGCAATCACCGCTTCGATCGCGGCGAGAGTTTTTTCTTCGAAGGTTTGAAATGCGCCGGCGGGTGAAGTGTCGGCGCTAGGCTCGATGTTGATCACGAGCTCGTCGCCCGTGATGTCGTACACCTGCGCGGGGCCGGCCGCGGCGCCGGCATGCGTCTCGTTAACGGCCGTGGCGTTGGCAATCGTGAATGTGCCTCCGCTTGCGTCGCCCGTGAGCGCGGAGATCACGCCAGGCACGTTGTTTCCGCCGTTCACGAATCCGGTGACGCTCACGGCCATGCCGAGATACGGCGCCGGGCCCGTGTAGGAGGAATATGAGTAAACGCCGTTCGCGCCGGCAACCTGCGCCTGCGTGAGGACGAAATCGGTGCCGGGATTCGATAGCCGCTCGGCATAGCGATAGGGGCCGGGAGCCAGGCTTCCGGTATCCGTAGGGGTGAGCTCGACCAGGAACGTGCTGGGGTCTTGGGCGGCCGCGGCCTTATTGAATTTCTGGGTGAGGCCGTTCAGATAGAGCGTGTAGCTCCATCCGGACGAAGGAGGAAAGTCGGAGAGCGAGCGAGTGTACTTGACGGTGGTTCCCTGCGCGAAATGGCGCGGGACGTAATCGGGGATGATGGGAGGCACGGGGAAAAATCAGAACTGCATGAAACTGCATAGCCACGAACGCCAGCCGCAGCGGCAGACGAACGGATCTTCGGGATGCTGCTTCGAGGCTTGCCCGCTGCATCGCGGACACTTCATTGTCACGGAGGTTCAGGGCTCGATGATCTCGAGATCCCAACGGCGCGCGGCGCAGGGCGTCCAGATCACGCCTTTCCCCAGCGCATCAGCGAATCGATCGGTGAGCACGGCCTTGCGGCCGACATCGTTGAGCGGGACTTCCTCTCCCGGCTCGGCTTGCGTGGCGATCTGCTGCATGAGCCGGTCGGCGCGTTGATACGCGCGTTTGCCGGCCTCGCGAGCGCGCAGGTAGCGCGTGATCAGCTCCACGACGTCCGGCGTCTTCTCGTCGCTCTTGCGCTTGGCCATAGTTAAATCGTAACGCACCAGGACGGCCGCCGGCGCATTTCCGATTCCATGAAGGACTGAAGAGGAAACGGGATCTCCAGAGACACGCGGCCGTCGCCCGTCGGGCGGCTGGAATGCGCGAATGAATCGTCGGTGAGCTGCCAGACCTTCCCGCTCGAGCCGAGAGGCTGAATCCGTCCCTCGCTGTGGAGAGCGGACGCCTCCCTATTGGTCAGCCGGGGAAATTTGTCGGAGTTGAAACGGTGCTCGACGTCATCTGAGGTGAACCCTCTCGGAACGATGACGTTCTTTTTTTGAGACACGAATGCGAAGAGGAATTTTCCCCGAACACGCCGCGAAGCTCTGCGGCTGGGCGGCCGTCGAGGAGAAGGCCTAAGACAAATCTGCTGGACGATAATCGATGGAGTACGGCCGGCGAGTCACCTGTCCTAAAGGACAGTTGTGCTTAGACCGAACGGGCAGGCGGGAAAATCCCGCGGGGCGGCGCGGATGGTCCGCCGGAACCGGCGACGAATTTGTGTAGTGCATCGACGGCAGGTTTCATGTCGATGGTGAGTGTCCCCTCGGTGAGATCGACGAAAAATTTTGCCTCAGTCATTCCTGGGAGCTCTGCTGTGTTGGGATTCAGCCCGTGCGATTGCACGCAGTGATCCCAAAAGAAGGAATAGCACTCGGAGACGGCCCTAGTAGACAGCTCCCAACGATCGCTGACCTTAAACAGCGTCATCCAATTGCATTCGGGAATTCCACACCGTACGCGCTCGATCAATTGCATCGCGCTTACCTCCATCCCTGCACCCAGCTCGAGCCTTGCTTTCGCGGAATCCCGCCGGCCGGCGCCGATCCGCCGCCTGAATTATCAGGCGGTTTCTCCGGCGGCTTCTTCAACGCCTCGGCGAGCTCGCCGAGCTTCCGGATTGTCGCTTGGCCGAGCACGTAGAGCGCAGCGAGAGCATACACCTCGAGGTCAAGCGCTTCGTTGCGCGCGCGCGTCTTGATGTATTCCCGCACTGTGCCGCGGCCTCTTTTGTAGCGGCGGACTGCTTTTTCTGCAGTCAATTGCTGCAGGTATTCGTCCTCGATGAAATCGGGCAGGTGAATGAAGCCGGGGCCCGGCGCCGGAATCTTCAGCCGCGCGAAGATGCGGTCCTTCGCCGTGTCCGTTCCCACGGTGAAAAGCTTCACGCGATAGCGGTTGTTCACCGAGAATTTCCCCACGATCTCCTTGCCGGCTTCCGAGGATCCTTTCAGCGCGAAGATCCTCCGCGCCTGGCGCGCCGCCACGAAGCGGTAAACGGAATCTGTGTGCTGGCCTCCGGAGTCGATCATCACGCTCGAAACCTTCGCTTTCTGGCCGCCGGCCGTCTCCCATGTGGAGAGCAGGAACGTATCGAGCTCATTCCAGACGTCCGCTGTGCCGGGATCGCCGAAGATCTGCTGATACGCGACGAGCCAGGATTCTTCTCCTGCGCCCCAGCCTTTCACCACCGCCTCGAGGCGATCCGTCTGGACGTCGACGCTGGCCGTTAGCAATCCCACGCCGACGGGAATCTCGGCGTCGTATTTTTCGAGGCGCGACTTCAGCGTGACGGCCTCGATCGAATCGCCCTGCTCTTCCCACGTCTCGCCCAGGCGAAGGTTGACGAAGGCCTTCAGCTTCTCCGGATTCTTTTCGTGATTCGCCTCGGCCCACTCTTCGGCGAGCGCGACCCAGTTATCGCGCCAGGGCGAGTAGAGCGCATTGAGGTGAAAGCCTACAACGGGCCGATCGGGAAACTCTGCGATCCACTCGCCGGCGTTGAGCATTTGCTGCTTGAAGCGCTCCGGGATCTTCCCGTTGCACTTCGCGCAGACGAACGCCACGGAATCGCGCCGCACCTTTACCTGGCCGGCGATCACTTCGCTTTCGTAGTAGAGCCGGTATTGCTTCGTCGCTGGATCGCGCCACCAGAGGACTTGCTTGTACTGGCACAAAGGACAGGGGACGTGAAAGCGGCGCTTATCGCTGCGTTCGAATTCGCGCTCGATCGGCGAGATCCCTTTCGGCTTCGCGGGAGTGGAGCCTTTCACGATTTTGAAATCAGTGAAGGCATCCGTTCGGCGCGTCGCGATCGCGAGCGGATCTCCTTCGCCTTCGACGTCGAGCGGGTAGCCGTCGATTTCATCGAGTAGCACGATCGGAACGGGATCCGAGCGCAGCCCCGCGCCGGAATTCGCGCCCGTGAGCTTCAGGAAGCCGCCGGGAAATTCTTTCAGCGAAAGAGTGTTGCCGGCGCGGCGCGAAGTCGCGTCCTTGATGCGCGCGCGCAGCGCGGGGCAGGCCTGGATCATTGGCGTGATGCGCTTCTTCCCGTAGTCCTTCGCGTTGTCGATCGTGGGCTGCACCATCATGATCGGTTTCGGATCGCAGTCCACGTAGTAGCCGCAAATGTTGTTCAGCACAGCGTCGGAATAGCCCACCTGCGTAGGCTTCATGACCACGATTTCGTGCACGTTGGGATCGAGCACGGCGTCCATCATCTCGACCTGGAACTTCTCCGGCCGGAAGGGGCCCGGCCGCGGCGTGGTGCCTTTGGGCATCACGCGATTGCGGATCGCCCACTCGCTCACGCTGAGATCCGGAGGCGGCTCGAAGTGCTTCCAGCAGCGCGCCACGGCCGCGCGGAAATTCGCCGCGGCCGATTCGTGGGTCGCGAGCTCGCTCACCGGTTACACCTGTGCTTTGCTCGCGAGGTTAGCGAGAGATTCCTTCAGGGCTTTCTCGATCTTCGCCTGCGCCATCACGCGCGAGGTTTCGCCGAGAAGATCCGGCGCCAGGCGCGCCGGCACTGACATGATGCGCGCTTTCGTGGTAAGCACCAGGTCCGTCATCTCCTTTTCCGCATCCTCGATCGAGACGAGCTGGCCGCGCGCGCGCGCGAGGTCGATTTCTTTGAGGTCCGCGTCGAGCCGCATCTTGCGGATACGCTGCGTCTGCTCGCTCACGAGCTCGTTGCCGTCCATCGGAATCGCTTTCTTCTCGATCGCCGCCTGCAGATAGCGAATGTACCAACGCGCGCATTCGTCGAGATCGTATTTGCCACGCAGTTTTCGCGGCAAGCCTTCGGCGACGAGCTGGTGCACGCGCTGCTTCGTGAGATTCACAAACACGGCGAGCTTCTCGGCGTTGACGATCGCCGGCTTCTCGCGCACTGGTTTCGTTTTCGTTTTTTTCACGAAAGTAAAGTCAAGTCCACCCGTCGAGGTCAGTCACTACCCCCAGGTCGAGGTCGCCGTCACCCGCGGTTGGCGGCCGGCTGGGGAGGACCCGCGCGAGGCGCAAGGCGCGATCGCCAGCGAATCCCGTTCGCGCAGGGATTGCGTTCGCCTGCGGGCTTCCCTGCGCGTTCGCGCTGCATTCCAATCAACCGCCTGCGAGATGCGCGGCGCGCGAAAGGATTTCTCGCTCGAATTCTTCCGTGAATATTTCCGCGAAGCGCGCATTGACGATCTGCAGCATCGCTGCGCGCAATTGCACGTGCGCAGGCAGCTGCACCGAAGGTTTGAACGAATAGATCTCGGCGGTCTCGCTGCGATCGACGGTGATGAGCTTCTGCCTCGCCTTGTCCCACTTGCGTCCGCCGGCCGCGAGCCGCTCGAACACTCCAACGCCTGGCACCACGAACGTCGCCTTGCGTCCTTTGCCTTTCGAGAGCCGCAGATTCTTATATCGCAGCGACGTCGGAACGCTTTGCGGGAAAGACGGCCGCGCCGGCGAGCCTGTCAGCGGGATAGCGATCCCACTGCCGTGAGTCGGCGTCTTCTCGCCGCTTTGTCCTGCCTCGAGGAATCCGAGAATCAGTGGCGATCCTTGAACCTTTTGATCGACGCCAATCACCGCGGTGAGGTTTCCCACGCGCGAATACTGAAGAATGCGGATCCTTCGCAGGATGAAGTTCTTGCGGATCTGCAGGTGTTCGGCCGCTTCGCGCTGCGCGCTCACCACAGCTTCCTTCGCAGTGCGAGTGATCGCAGCGTTCGTCGCATAGGGCAACTGCCGCAGCACAGCTTCCGTCAACCGAACAACGGAATCCACGTCGACGTCGACCTTGATGTCCACGAGCAAAGTATGCGGTGTGCCAGGTGTGAGCGCGCAGCCTGGCCATGGGTGAGACGTGAAAGGGATTAACTGTACGAACGTACAGGTCAGCGGCCGGCAGCAGCCACTTTTGCCCAGCGCAGGGCGGATCTCCAGATCGTAGAATCGGCCGGCGTCCAGTATCCGCGCCGATCGAGAAGCAGCTCGTCGCCACACGATTCGCAAATGTAATGCTCGTGAACGCAGACCGGCTTAGAACACGGAATGAAATAGAGATCTCCGCCGCATGGCCCTGGGTGTTGGTGCGTCATAGAACTAAGGGTTGAAAACTAGCGAGCAACTTGGCGAGCGCTCCCACTGGAAGTTCGTTGAGAAGGAGTTCGTCGAGCGGACGCTCAACGCACGAAGAGCAAATTCCGAGCCCAGCATCGTCAGTGGCGATCCAGTAGCATCCGCCCGGGCAGGCGTGATCTTCTGTGCAAGCGCAGCCAACGCAGATCATTTCGAATCAGCTCCGTTTTGCTTTCGAGGCACGACGGAATCCGGCGGATAGTCAGCCGAGATGAAGATGTGTGAGCCAAATTGCCCCGACATTCCCTCGAGCTCGACCATCGGATCGTCGAGCACGTCGGAGAGGGCGTTCACGACGTAGACCGGACCGGAAGGGTGCTGATGCGCGAAGCGAACCCGGTCCCCGACTTTCCAGAGCTGGCGAAGTGGACCGGGACTCATGCGAACGCTCGCATGTCGAAAGCGACGATCACGTCTTCGGCCCTGACCGGAAAACCATCGCGCGCGACGGTCTCGATCACTTCGCGGTCCGGCACCTTGAATTTTTCACAGCAGAAAGCGATCAGGCGATCGCGCTGCTCTTCCGTGAGCGCTTGCGCATCGAGCTGATAGACCTGGACGTTCTTTTCCTTCACCTTTGGCTGGCCGAGATCCGCTTTGGCCGGCGCAGGCGATTTCAGCGGAATCTGTTGCGAGCCGAGGATCGCGCGCCAGGTTTCGTAACGCGGTGAAGTCGGATCCAGTGTTGCCCACCACAATCGATTCATCGCTTCCATCGTTGCACCTCAGTTGCTCGCGATCGCGAGCGAACGTTTTCGAAGCTCGACCTGGCGTCGCATGTAATCGAGCAGCGATTGCGGCATCGGTCCCACCTGCTGAGCTGGCATTCGCAGTCCAAAGGAAGTGACTCCTCCGAATATCGGGTTCTGCATTTTCAGCATGCACTCGAAGCAGATCGCACGCATGCCTAGGCGCAGATTTGCCGGATCGGCGGCGAGGTCCGCCGGACACGTGGAGCAGCGGATTTTGGCGGAAGGAATTGACTGCATGCCCCAATAAAGACAGACGACAATGTGCTCAGCCATCATTCGAGTCTCCCACTCCGCGATCGTGCTTCTCCTGCTTCAGCCGGTCCACGTTCGCGGGATATTTCAGCGTGTAGATCTCTAGCGTATGGCGCAGCAGCTCGAAATTCTCAGCGTCCGCTCGCAGGCAGGCGTGGAGAAAAAGTTCGAGGAAAGCGCCGGGCTTCGGCGCCAGAGGATGGAGCTGCGCATTCACGTAGTCGAGCAAATAGGGATAGCACTGGATGATCATATTTTTCTGAGCTGCCTTTCCGCGTTGTGAACGAACGTCTCGATCGTCTCGCCGCCGCGGTCGAGCTTCACCACGGGAAGGAGGTCGCCGCCTTCGTAGTAAGCGCGGTCCGCCAGGTACACACCGGCAAATCCCGCATAGCGATGGCTGCCGATGATTTTCACGCGATCGCCGCGCTTCGGCCGATCGTCCTCGCCGGGGCCATCGAAGATATGAGCGGTGCTCATTCGAGGAACAGCCAGTCCGCGGCCTTCGCCGTCTTCGATGCCGTGTATTCGATCATTTCCATTGACCGAAGCGCGGCCATGTACCGTTCGAACGTGCTGCTCTCATGCGCCTTCCCCGATCGCTCGCTCAGTTCCTGCCAGGTGATCGCGTGGGGATGCGCGGCGATCAGCGTCCGCAGCAGATTGGCTTGATAGGGCGTGATGATCTTTAGCGCCCGGCTTTGAATGTCCTCAGACGAAATCGGTTGCGAGCTGATCGCCGCATATTTTCTTCCCTCGTCGGTGATCCGCATCTGCCCGGACTTCGGATAGTCCACCAGGCGCATCGTTCGCAGCCTCGCGGCGTATCGCTCAAACGTGCTCGAGCCGCTGCTTTTCCCGGCCGCGGCGCCGACGAGTGGCCAGGATGGTTCGGTGCGTCCAATTGCCTCGAGGTCGGCGAGAGAATTCAGGATTTCTTTCTGGTAGGGCGTGAGCTCACCGTCGCCATTCAATTGAGGCTGTTCACGAGGTGGAATGGAGCGGGGTGCTGGAGTCGAACCAGCCACGCTCGCGGGAAGCGAACGCGCGCCCTCGCGCACCACGCCTGGCATATTTTTGATCTCCCCGCCCGAAATCGGCAGCGCCGGCGCCGTTCGGAGCTTCTCAGCCGCGGCGTCTAACATTTTCTGGATTTGCTGGAATGCCGGAAGCATGGCGCGGTCTAAATCCTTGAACCACTTCCGCCACTTTGCATCGTGCTCGTGGACCGCCCGCGCGATGAGCCTCGAATCGATGATCGGCCGAGCTGCAGCCCCGGGCTGCACTTTCTGCACTGGCGCGCTGCGCAGCTGAGCTTTCAGCTCGCGAATCTCCTTGCGCATCTCTGCTTCGGTCCGCGCTTTTTCCTCGGCCGTCTTCGGCAGATCCGCCAGCTTCGGCAGCATCGCTTTCACTTTGTCCGGCGCCGGCGGCGCGTCGGCCGCATGCTTCGCGCTGCCTGCCTCGGGATGCGTAGTTTCCACGGGCCCTACTTTCACCAGGATCCGTTCGTTCGAAATCGCCGGGCCCAGCGCGAAAAACATCCCGCTTTTCATCAGCTTGATGTCGTCGAAGAAATGCTGCTGGTCTTTGCCGTATATCCCCAGCGCGTCCGCCGCGCGCTTGCGATCGATATCGATGAAAGTGCCGCCGATCATCACGTTGAGGAGCTCGGCCGCCAGATCCTTGCGCAGCTTTCCGAGGCGTTGCGTAGCCGGCACAATCGCGAAGCCGCGTTTACGGCCGCGCGTGCCCAGCCCGATCATCGCTTCCGATGCCACGGATTCGCCGGCGCCCTTTTCCGGGCAGAACACGTGCGCCTCGTCGACAATCACCACGCAGGGATGCCACAGGTTTTTCGGTGAATCGATCAGCGCGTCGAGAAACTTCTGCAGCCATTCGTGGCGCGTGGCCGGCTTCATTTCGTAGAGATCGCACACGGCCGAAGCGCGCAGCTCGAGCAGCTTGTGAGCCACGAGCGCGGCCGAGCGCGGATCCGCCGGCGTCTCGCCGCCCTTGCCCACCAGCACGTATCCGAATTTCTCGCGCAGCGTGGCGAATTCGCCCTCGGGATCCACGATCAGCACCTGGACTTTCCCGAAGAGCTGCTCAGCCAAGCGGCGCAGCAGCCAGCTTTTGCCTTTTCCGCTATTCGCCTGGACGAGCAGGCGCGTGCGCAGCAGCGCGTCTACGTCGAGCGTCACATTGCGCGCGCCGGATTTTCCGATGACGATCTTGCTCATTCAAAGAGCCTCGCTTGCTTCGGCTTCGGCAGGTCCGCGCGTTCCGCGAGCTTTTTCTCGGCCGCGCGGAACTGCTTCACGTTCGCGCAGACGGCGTGATGCGGGACGAGACGGAGATCGTCGAGCTGCGA